TGCTGCCCATGAGGAAAGAGCACCCATTGGTTGTCCTCTCGTATAAGTATAAGATTTACCATTTAACCAATATTTTCTATTAGTTAAAAGGAAAATCCAAGCTGCTGCTCCTGCTTTACCTAAGATAGGTGTTAATACAACTTGATATAAATCTCTAGGTATTAAATCTGTTGCAGATTTAAGATCGAAAGAATAACAAGTTCTATTTAACCGCTTAGAGAAAGCTTGAACTGAAGCGTTTTGATTAAAAGTAGCATCACATGGATTTTTGGCGAGTATTTTAAAAATATGCTCGTGCAATGGTTTTAAAGCCATTTGCGTCCAATAATCTACGATGGCAAATACTCTAATTTTACCGGCTGCCTCGTATTTCAGGGAAAGTTTCCCGGAAATAAAAGATGGTTGTTTCCCGTTATCAACAATCTTTCTAGGATCTGTTTCCAGACCTAATAAAGATGGATGAGCACGGGCGCTAACATATTTAACTGCTGTGTGAATAGTATTCATTATAAATGGATGAAAATTCTCAAAGTAACTAAACATATTAACGTCATCACCATAAAGTTTGAAAGAGTTTGGAACTCGATCAAATCTTTGCGCCCATAAAGAAGAAATATCTGACATTAACCCTAAAATAGCAATTTTATGGTTAGGACCTGCTTTAATAGAAACTCTTAAGTTCGGAATAGCCCGAGTCTCAGATTCGGAATACGAGTTAGGAGACTGTACTGATTCTAAAGTCCCTTTCGGGTACTTCATGAATTGAGTAAAATATGGAAGCACTGCCCAAGGTTCATTAGTTTTGAATCCTTGATATGGAGGAGACGAAATAGTACTTAAATCAGGTTTACCATACTTTCCTGCAAGAGCTTTATAACTCTGAAGGATAGTAGAATATAATCTGATAAAAGGAATATTTTTAGCTCTTACATTCTGACGCCATGATAATGGCCAGTGAGCTGGTAAACCATTGGTTAACCGGATTCGCTGTCCTAATTGCTGGGTACTCCGTAATGGAGTTTCAGCAATATAGGAATTCAGAACAAATAGTTCAATTTTAAGACGAGAAATCACCTGGTTAATACCACGTGAAGAGAAGATTTTGTCGAAAGACCGAGATAGCGACCAGGCATCACGAAGATGACCGGAAGTAGGTGCTATTCCGAGCCAAGAACTTACCGTTCGGTATGTTATTGGAATGAATTGATTAAAATTTCTTTTAATCGATATCATTGAATCGCTTACTTTCC